ACCTGCGGTTGATTCGTTTGCTATTACCACATATTTAGACACCATAGGTCTTTTTGATGGGGTAAATGATATGTTTGGTTTAATTTCTTTAAACGGTAAACCTAATATATTTGTGATTGTTTTTTGTAATGGTATTGTGTTCGGTAATTCAGGTTCTTTAAATTTATCGTAGAACCACCCAATCTTATACATACCATGTAAATTCTCAACAACAGTACCTGGTGAAACAAATTTTATGTTAGGATATTCATTAACAAATAAATCATTTTTGAATGTTGAACATATTACATCACACTCGTGTGTTTTTCTAAACTCCTCAACATATGGCATCCAAGCAATGTTATCTCCCAATGATGATGAATCAAATGCGATATAAACCCTCTTGTGTTTAAATGATAATGTATGTTCATAAACTTTATCACCAACATCATCAATGAGTTCAATCCTCCAAGGTATAAAATATTTAACATTTAATCTTGTCCAAGTATTTTTGGTCATTTGAGATGTGTAGTAAAGTGAATCACCACTATAAAAATTAAGTGTATAAACCGTATCCGTATTACCTATCATCTCAAAGTACGGACCGTCAACAAAATTAACGTTAAAACTTAGTCTCGGGTCTACTTTAATCGGTACAATTGTTTCAGGTTCTTTTTTTGTATAATCTTTAATGTAAAGATTCTTAGTATCTTCAGAAGTGTATGGTTTTGAGATTAACCCAACAGCTTCATACATCTTTAACATTCTCTTTACGATTATTTTCCAATCGTATTTTTCCCTAACTTTCTTAGTCTCCTCAACGTAACTAGGATAATCATTTATAATTTTTTGAATTCCATCAACCACCTCATCTGTGTTACGAGACACTCTAACCATACCATTTAAATCTTGAGTTCCTTCGTATGTACCAACAACTGGTAAACCTGAAGATAAGGCCTCAAGTAATGTTAGATTTGGGTGACCCGCTTCTAATGACGATGGGTGTAAGAAAATTGAGTGTGTATTATAAAGTTCTCTAATGTCGGATTCATTGGGGTTATTGTATATAACCTTTAATTTTTCGTATTTTAATAAATCGGAATTCTCATCAAAGAAGTGTTTATTCTATACATAATAATTTATGTGACGACTTAATTGGTGTGTCATTTCTAAAGAAACTCGTGTCGACACCGTGGCTCAAATAAAATAATTTATCAGTTTCTTCAAAATAATTTACTAAGTATTCCGCGTGACAAAAAGAAATTATAGAACCTTTAATTGCCTCTAAATTTTGATTATAATTACCTGAACCTCTACCATTATGTACCACATGATGGTCGTGTAATGAAAAGATGTAAGGAATACCTTTATTCTTGGCTTCGATTGCTAAGTTAGCGATATGAATATGGACGATATCCGTTTCATCAACTTGAACCTCGTTTAGATATTTAATATCGGTTGAAACACCTAAGTCTTCCAACTTTAATTTATATTCCCAAATTATCTTCTCAACGGCTCCCCAACCATTTGGTGGGATTGGGATTAATCCTGGTGTTACTTGTGTTACTTTCATGTTACTCACCCCATTTTTTTAAATATTTTTTATAACCTTCTCTCATCTTGTTATCTCTATGTTCATCGTCTTTTCGATTAAAAAAAGATAAATTACCGATATGTAAAGTCAACGAATTTCTAACTATGGCATGTTTAATACCTAAAGATTCTATAGTTTTTGCATAATCATTATCTTGATAATAAAAATCAAATTCTTCATCCCACTTACCGATTAAATCCCACACTTTTTTTCTCATTAAGATTGACCACCCACACACAGCTTCGGTGACATTATAACTAACCCAATGAGTGTCGTTTGACCCTAAAAAATGGTCACCGTATATTGTAGAATAAAACAACATATCTTTAGGACTAAAAGATTCGATTGTATTATCTGAATTGTAAATTTTTAAAATTTCACTGAACCAATTTTTTTCGTATCTAACATCATCATTTGTAATTAAAACCCAATCAAATTTTAAGTGTTTTGATGCAATATTTAGATATCTATTATAGTTAAATGGTTCATTAGGTGTTACATAATAATCAACGTTATTGTAAGAATATTCTGAATTTGGATTAGTATCCAATAAAATAATATTGAACTTATAATCCGTTTCTGACTCACGTATAGAAGTAATCGTTCTATGAGTCATTTCATATATCTTTAAACTTGTTGTGTCTGTTAGACAAATAACGTCAATCATAGGGTTATTTTTTTATACCCCAAAAATATAAATCACAAGACGACGGCTCATACTCAAAACCAAACGAGGTAAATGTATTGTTGATATCAATAACTGACCTAATATCATCTTCTGTTAAATTTTTATAGTAATTCGCCCACTTCTCATCCATGTCTATCAAAAAAGGTGCGTCACCTGGATTAGTTCTTAATGTACCATGTTCGGGTCTACCTGTGGAAGCTGATGTAAACACCATCAAACCTCCAGACCTTAGTAGTCTTACCATGTTTTGTAGCGTTCTCGCATAATACATATCATGTTCAAAACACTCAGATGATATAACCACGTCATATTGAAATCCACATTCATATAGATGGCCAGGACAAACAACATCAACATTTTCACCCATATTTAAATCAACCCCCACATAATAATACGGGTGGGTAAACACATGTCTATTGTTACCATTTATGTCTAAAGACCCAATGTCTAAAACTTTAACATCACTAAAAAAATGAGGGTAGTTGTCTCTCACCCTTCTAAAAAAATCTCTTTGTTGGTCGTGTGCCATATTAATTAAATTCTATTATTCCGTTTTTATTTACGTAATCGTGTATTTGTTCATTCAAATGATACGACTTAATTTCATCAAGTACATCATCCTTATAAATCTCTATAGTTAAAATATTATTACTAATCTCGAATGACCTAAAGAACCAAAACCCAAAAAATAAATTTAACTCCTCCATAGGTTCACCATTAAGTTTTATGATTATTTTGTGTTTAAACAAAGGTTCTTTATTCATATGACAAAAAAGTACGGGTAGATTAGGATTTTTATCGTTACGGATTAACTCAATAATTAATTCCTCAACCCTAAAAATATTAATACTACTTTCTGAAAAGTACTCATAAGAATGTTGATTAATAATTAAAAAATCCGATTCATATTTACTCAATGATTGATAAAACCCAAGCTCTAGACTTATTGGGTGTTCGGGATTTGTGAAATATTCATCTTCCGTTGTTGGTAGTTTAAATACTTGATTAAAGTACTTCGGGGATATTCCAAACATCTGTGTTTCGTAGACAACTGAACCGTAATCTAAATAATTGTTAGGTTTAAAAAAAATACATTGTTTGTTTTTTGAGACCATATCATCAACCAACGACTTTAACTTGAGTGAATCGTTAGGTGAAAATAGATTATCATTCTCAACAAAAAAAACAAAATCATACTCCCTTACCTCTGATAACTTAAAAGCGTTAAACATATTTTGACATATTGGTAATGCGTGTCTTGCGTTGTTAACTCTAACCATAAAACTATCGGTTTGAAACCAATAGTAAGTTGTCCTATCTAAAGGTGTTAAAGTTTGATTCTTTTCAAATATGTAATAATCGACCATATTTTGAATTTCCGTAGATACGGGATGATGACTAACCAACATGAAATCATATCCTAAACCTTTTAAAGATTCAATCTCATTAATTAATACCTCTTCTTTTTTTGGCGTGTTTGGATAAGCACCAATGACTATTAAAGTTTTCATTTTTTTCTGAATTCTTTGAATTGATTATCAATCAAAGAGTATCCATCCGCTTGGGTAGTAATCCTTTCCTTTAGTATACCCATTTTTTGATTGTTATTAACAAATATTGTATTAAAGTACATATCTGCGGCATCCCACTGATGATACTTTAAACTATCCATTAAAAATTGTCTATGTGATTTAGGGAACATAATACATTGTAGACCAATGATTTTATTAGTTATGAATATTAAATCCTGATTAGGGATTTCCTCAACAATATTGGATTGTTTCCACCCAAAATCTAAAGTATCAACATCCCCAAATGAAAAATAACCTATATTATGTTTTTTAACTAGTTTTGCCGATTCTTGGACTTTATTCACAAACTCCTCAATCGGTACTTCAATAATACAATCCCCCTCACAAACAATTAAAAAATCTAAGTCATTATCAAACTCGGATAATATACCCGTTTTAAACGATTCATAACAACCATAATGCGCTGGTGTCAAGGCGGTACCAATTCTATTAGTTGTTTCTTCATCAAACAATGTCATTGAAACACAGTCAGGTCTTAAACAATTATGTGATGGTGGTAATGATTGGTATGGGTCGTTACGATGTAACACATATTCAATACCATAATCGGCAACACGACTTACAGACTCGAATGACTTTTGCTCTCGCTCATCATTTCTTGTTGTTTGTAAATGAACTAATTTAATTTTATACTTGTTCTTTTGTTTAAATAAACCGTTATTTGAGTAATCACTAAAATTTTCTTCAGTTATCTCGAATGTTTCTGTTTTATAAACATTATTACCATCTATCCTGTCAACCATAACTTTAATTGGTTTCCCGTTGAAGGTTATTTCGGTGTAAAATTCATTTGTGGTTTTGATTTTAAATAATTCAGAGAAGATTAATTCCATTCCTTCATACACCCTGACTTTCATCGATTTGTTATCGATATTATAGGTGTAGAAATAAAACATAAGTTTATTTGGTTCGTCCTCAATAGGAACTATTGATAGGTATTCAGAACAAGAAGAAACCCCAATACCTGAATTATGTAAAATTGTTTTAGTATTTGGCTCAACCCAAAGACCAACCTCATCTTTAATTGTTTTATAAAAATAATCCTCTAAGAAATTTTGACTACCCACGGAATTACAAAGTTGATTAAAACTTCCTTCGTCTCTTACATCAGGAAAAATATCCATGAAATAATCAGTTCTAAAAACCATAGAGGTTGTCTCAACACCAATACCTAATTCAGTGTCCATATAAGCGATACAACATTTCCATTCATCTAATTTAGTAAAATAATTATTAATGGATGGTATATCTAACTCATTTAGGATAACGTCATAAGTTATAATCATCACCTTAGAAACCCCTAATTGTTTCGCAAATTTAACCCCGTTTTGGAAATTTACTAACGCAGCTAATGATTGGTTAGTTTTAGTAAATGAATTTAAATTAATCTCAACATCATAATTAGGTTTATAATTATAGAACTTATTATAATACGAATGTTTAATCATTTGATTATTAGAATCGTATATATAATAATCAACCAATTTTTGTATTTTATCATTAACAGGATAGTGAGAAACCAAGGCAATTTTTTTACCTGTTTTTCTGAATGAATTAATACAATCTATAGTTAATTGTTCTCGGTCTGTAGTGTCAGGATATGTTGATATTATAATCAATTCGTCTTCACTAAACGTTATATTTTTTTCAGGTTTTAATATACTAATCATGTTTTCAGCATCTTTCTCTATGTCACCAGTTAAGAATGTTACGGTCTCTTCGTTATTGTACTTACCACAATAAACGTCTAAATTAAACATCATCATCGGCATTTTATATTCTAAAGCCTCTTTAATTGCTATTGGGTTTAATTCTTTATTATTCCTATCTCCCCTTGACGCAAAGAAGAATAAATCAGACGCTTGTAGAAATGAATCAACGTCATTTCTTTCACCCCAAATTACACAATTTTTAGGTTTATTATTCATTAATGGTTCCCAATAATGTTTAAAGTTATCGGCTTGGTTACCAATAAAATGGAATTTAATCTTATAACCCTTAAGATATTCGGCTAACTCAAAAAGATACGATTGATTTTTTCTTGGTGTAAACAACCCAACATTAACCACATGCCTCCAAGACGAATCAAGTTTAAGGTTATCTTGTTGTTGTCTTTGATTTTTTACTTTATAATCCACGGGGTATTCAATTATTTCATAAGGAACGTCATGAACCGAATATCTAAATGCGTTAAAGGCACTTACAAAGTGAAATTTGTCAGGAAAAAATCTTTTATGTTCAACAGGAAAACTAGAATCGTGAGTGGTTTCAAAAATAGAGTAATCCCTATCTTTTTTATAAATCTCTTTTGTAATTGAGTCATCCATAAAAAACTCAGGGAACTCCTCAAACGAAATAACGTCAGGATTAAATTGATTAATTATGTTTAATATTTGTGTTTTATCTTCAGGTAATGAAATAAAATTATCACCGAGAAGGTTAATTATCTTATTCCTCTGAACCACAAAAGACCAAGCGATGAATGAGTACTCAACACATAAAATGTTGTATTCATCTTTAAGTAATTCGATTTTATTTAATGTTACTTGTGGTGCACCACCAGTACTTAAATGAGGTGTGATAAATAATATTCTCTTTTTTTCACTCATATTATGACTTTTACTTATATGCGTACATCAAACCAATTTCGTCTGAACCAACAATATCCTCTATTGTAAAACCGTTCTCAATTAAAATTTGTGTGACTCTTAATTTTATCGAATTTGAGTGATACTCAATCGCAATTTTTTTAATATTATTTGATAAGTATATCTTATCAATTTGTTCAAAGAGGTCTAACTCACCTCCCTCACAATCAACTTTTAAGAAATCAATCTTTTCAATATTATAATCATTAATGAATGTATTAATGTCGACCGTCTCAACAATTTCTTCATTAATCATTTGTGATGGGTGGTAACCTTCGGAGTTTTTTATTGAGAAGTTATTACCATTAACGTCGGTAATTGCAAATACCTCAAACCCGTCTGTATTACTAATTGCTTTATTAACACAAACAACCCCATACTCCTCTAAATTTTTTGACATACATTTGAAAGTACTTTTAATAGGTTCGACCGCATAAACTTTTGACGGATTAAATTGTTGTGCATATAATGAGAACACACCATAGTTAGCCCCAATGTCAACAACAACGTCACCATTAGAGACTTTGACGTAGTCTCTTTCGTATACTTTGTCATAGAAAATCTCACAAACGATTGGGAATAAGTCATCACCATTATGGTTTAATGTTATTGGTTCTGAGTTGACTACTAAGAATCTATTTTCACCATAAAAATTAATGTCTCTACCATAAATAACATTCCCAACGGTGATTGTGAATTTCGCGTTTCTAAGTCTTCTTGCATTTGACGGTCCTGTTGATATCCACCAGTTAGTTCCTTTTCGTAAACCTAATTTGGCCTTATGTACTACCAAATCAGTGTTACTATCGATTATGGATACAACGTACTCGTCTTGAGTATCTTCACCCAAATAAGTAAAATGTATAGTACCATTTTCCTCAATCTTATTTATCTCAAAAATGTTATTCATATTTTATATGTAAAAATTCGTTATGTATTATTTTATTATTTTCAATAACCTCAACTCTAAACTTTTTAAAATCAAGTAAATCATTAAAAATTATAGAAGATGGGTAGATAAAGTAATTAGTATCCGGCACAATATCCAAATGAGTATCGTAAATTAAATTACCGTTTTGACCATCATAGATTCGAACATTAATTGATTTAAAATTTTTAATGTTCTGGATATAAAATTTATTTTCCCTACGTACAAAAGTAAAAGTAAATTCATTACTTACCTCCTCAATAGTTTCATGTATAATTGGGGGTTCTAACCCACGGTTTTCATAAAATTCGTTGATAAAATTTAATTTACCGTTAACAAAACCTAAAGAACAACCCCCATCAAAACGCATGTTCTGATATGATATTTTTTCATTAGTTCTTGGGTCATCGGTTAACCATGAATAGTGTTTAACCCATGCGATATTTCTTGGTATTGAGTTGGATGGTTTATTTTCAAATATGTCCCCATCGTTATACGATATGTGATTATCAAAATAAAACTCATTAATACCCCCATTTCTATCTGTTCTAAAAATACGAGGAGGATTAAATCCATCAACCCACAAATTCTTTTCAAATGTGTAGTTTTTAAAATTAACAGTATACCAATCGTACTGAGGTGTTTCCTCAATGTACTTTACAATACTTAAAATTTCCTCTTTAGTGTAAAATTCATCAGAGTCGACAATCCACACAACATCACATTTATTTTTTAATACGTGTAGTATACTATTTTTACTATCATTCTCACCTAATAATGACTTACTACCCGTGGCGATTAAAAAATCTAAGTCGTAATTAACTAGTTTGTGTAACGTGGGTTTATTTTTTGGGGTGAATCCAAAATTTAAATAATCTTTATACATACCACTATTACATCCAATGGTAATGTCCATGGTCTCCCTTAATTCAAACCATGGTTTTAAACACTCGTCAATATATTCTTCAGAATTATAAGCCGAGAGTAATACACCTATCTTCATAGTAAATTTAAAATTTTGTCAAATACTTTATCAACCGAAGGGTGACACTCGTATGTTTTTTTATTTTCTAAACAACCAATTAATGGCGGTACACCTTGGATGTCTCCCCACTCTTTAACACCATATTTCATGTCCGAAGCACATAACAAAGGACATGTGCCACCAACATAATGGTATTTATACTCTTGACTACCATTACGATACGGTGCTCTAAATTCTGGGTCGATTGAACTACCTAATTGTATTATATGGGCGTCCGTTGTTCCTGCTAAATGTAGTAAACCAGAATCCATTGTTACAAAACATATGGATTTATTAATTAAGTGCCACGCATCATGTAATGATGATTTATTCATTAAGTTTAAACCATCCCTAATCTCAAAATTAAAGATTGGTTTATTCACATTGAAAAACCCTGTCTCACTTGAGTCCTTACCCGTTGATACAACACTAATCCCGTAATCATTTAACCTTTTTGTCAATTCCATCCATTTAGACGCATCCCAAGTTCTACTTGGCCAATTTTGTACAGGGTGGATTAGGACAAACTTCTCAGGTAATCCATCGATAGGTTCGTAATTGTCAGGTATAAAATCCATACCCATCTCATCTTTGGTTAACATGAATCCTAACTTAACCGCGTGGTATTGTCTAATGTCCATACGATTATGTTTAAATTCAATACCTCTATCATTCTTTTGACCGTTTTCGTAAAAAGAATTGTGTGTGATATAGTCAGGGTTGTTATATAGAAAGTCTCTATTAATTACGTTTGTGTTATATACCTTATCAACTAACGGGTTATTTTTAAATAACTCGGGGTATTTGGTTACCACGGTAACTTTTGAATTGTAAGCTTGACTGATTTTTCTTAAAACAGGTGTTGCACACAACGTATCACCGATAGCGTGTGACTCTGATAAATCTAAGCAAATCTTTTTCATGTTTATAATATAAGTGATTTTTCAGGAATTTACATAATTGGAAAATCTAATTTTACAACTATTTATACTAATAATGGAAACTATCGTAATATCATCCGCAATCGGAACACCACCATTCACAATTAACATTTGTGATGTTACAAACACATACTGTTGTACCGTAATGACAGGGGTTACATCTTTTCCTGTTGTTGTTAATGTCCCAACCCAATTCACAGGGACTACACAAGTCTTAGTCCAAACTATCGATTCTTGCGGGTACATTAATTTCCAAGTGACACCTTTAGTAACACCAACACCAACACCAACATTAACACCATCACCTACAGTTGTTTACACCGATTGTGATTGTTATACTTTCTATAACACGACCGCAAGTGAATTAAGTTGTGAGATAACCGATTGTGAAGGTAACTTTATTTGGAGTTTCATACAACCAGGTGTCTTATTGTATTTTTGTGGTAAAAACCCTGATGCCGATACCGGAGTTACAATTTACCACGGTAGTCCTTGTGTTGACAATTCTTGTATTGGGTCAACCCCATTACCGACACAAACTCCAACACCAACCCCAACTATACCATAATTTACACTTAACTTTATTAAAAAATCTCGTATTTTTTCGTAAAAAAGAAATATGAGAATATTCATTCAAATTGCATCTTACCGAGACCCAGAATTGGTTAAGACAATCAAATCTATTTTAGAAAACGCTAAAAACCCAAAAAATATAAGGTTCGGTATTTGTAGACAGTACCACCCTGAAGATGGTTTTGATTCCTTAGAAGAGTACAAAGACGATAAACGATTTAGAGTTATTGATGTCCTATACTCCGAATCCAAAGGTGTGTGTTGGGCAAGAAACCTAACCCAAACCTTGTATGAAGGTGAGGAATATACTATGCAGATTGACTCGCATATGAGATTCGAAAAGAATTGGGACTCAGAGTTTATCAAAATGATTAAACAACTTCAAAAGGATGGGTTTGAAAAACCACTACTAACAGGTTATGTATCATCCTTCAATCCTGAAAATGACCCTGCCGAAAGAGTTAAAGAGCCATGGAGAATGGTATTTGACCGATTCATCCCTGAAGGTGCGGTATTCTTTCTACCTGAAACAATTCCTGGTTGGGAGAAACTTAAAAAACCAATTCCTGCTAGATTCTACTCAGCACATTTCTGTTTTACGTTAGGTCAATTCTCTGAAGAGGTACAACACGACCCTGAATTTTATTTTCACGGAGAAGAAATTTCAATTGCTGTTAGAGCCTACACTTGGGGTTATGATTTATTCCACCCTCACAAGACTTTGGTTTGGCATGAATACACTCGTAACGGTAGAACCAAACAATGGGATGATGACCCTGATTGGGGTAATAAAAATGTTAGGTCACACCAGAAGAATAGAAAATTATTTGGTATGGATGGTGAACAACAATCTGACATGGGTAAATATGGATTCGGACCTAACAGAACATTAAGAGATTATGAAATATATGCGGGGATTAGATTTGATAACCGTTCAGTTCAACAATACACCATTGATAAAAACTATCCACCCAACCCAACAATGTTTGATACTGAAGAGGAATGGAAAGCTAGTTTTGCATCTATCTTTAAACATTGTATTGACATTGATTACAAATTGGTACCTGAACAAGATTATGACTTTTGGGTTGTTGCTTTCCACGATAAAAACGACGAAACAATCTATCGTGAAGATGCTGATGAAAATGAAGTTAAAAGAATTTTATCAGACCCCGATGGTTATGGTAAAGTATGGAGAACATTCCAAACCTCATTAAAACCAACCTATTGGGTTGTATGGCCTCACTCTAAATCTAAAGGATGGTGTGACAGAATAATGAATTATCTATAATATTATGAAAATAAGTGTATGTCAATTTTATACTCCAAACGTATCATACGGTGAGTATGCTGAAAAAATAAATGAAAAGTATTGTCAAGATAACGGGTATTATTACTTTGTTGAGAAAGACGGTAACAAAATAAAAAGTAAAATACCAGGTCGTTCATTTACTTGGTACAAACCACATCTAATTAGAGAAACTCTTGAGCGTTTCCCTGATTCGGAATATGTTCTATTTTTGGATATCGACGCAATCTTTTGTAATAACTCAAGAAGAATTGAAGAATTTATTGATGGTCTTAGTAGTATTGTTATGACACAAGATTACGGTCCATCATTAGTAAATGCGGGTGTTTTGTTATTAAAAAATAATGAATACTCTAAAAATTTCCTAAATGAATGGTGGGACATATGTGAAGAATATCCTCAATATAAAGAAGGGTTATGGCACGACCAAACATGTATCGGTTTGTGGCATGAAAGACAAATCGACAAATCCCAATTTAGTATAATTCAAAATAATGATTTTAATGCTAGAGAATATGGTGATAATAAATTCATATTTCATGCGTTCTCATACGGTCAATTACCCAATAGAACTATAGACACTATTCATAATAAAAAGTTCGGTATTGAGATGGAATTTGAAACTGATGAACTTAATAAGATTGGTGAATATTACGGTACTGATAAGCAATACCTTCACAATTACTATAACAGATTTTATCAGAAAATATTACAACCGTACCGAGAAAAATGTGATATTTTAGAGATTGGTGTTTTAGATGGTGCATCACTAAAAGTTTGGAATGATTTCTTTAAAGAAGGTCTTATTCACGGGATTGACATCAACAATTATCAATCTGATTTAGATAGAGTTTGGATGTTCAACGTAGACCAATCAAATCAAGAATCGCTATATGAATTCTCTAAGAACGGATTTATGTATGATGTTATTATTGATGATGGTTCACATAGAATGAACGACGTTCAAATCACAGTACAAATTTTATTCGAAAATGTTAAACCGGGTGGTTTATTTATTATAGAAGATTTACAAACGTCATTAGAGTGTAGAATGCCAGAAAAGGCTGTGTTTGGGTGGGGAGACCCAAGTAAAACAACTGCTTTGGATATGTTACAAAGTATTATTGATAATAACCCAACAACTGATTATATGACACCGAGTTGGGAATCATTCCTAAACAATATTGAATCAATTCAAATATCAAATGATAGGGATGATTCAATCTACGCAATTATCAGAAAGAAATGAAAGCTATAGTATATCACATATTTTGTTTTGGAAATTACCAAGACATTGTTAAATCACAATTAGATAGATTAAAAACGTCAGGACTTTACGAATGGTGTGACGTTATGGAGGTGTCTTGTGTTGATACCGAGGAGAAGTACGAAGGTATTGACGAACTATTCAACGGAATGGATAAAGTTAATATGTTTAAAACTAATAGAAACGGATATGAGTATTGGCCTATAAAAAAAATATGGGATTTGTCTCAAGAACATGATGGTCAGGTATTTTATTTTCATGCTAAAGGGGTCTCAAACACATATACCAATCTAAATACCCGAGAACCATCACAATGGAAAATTGATGGGATTAGTATTTGGAGAGACGCTTTAGAATACCACTTAATCGATAATTTCCAACAATGTATTGAGGATTTGAAAACTCACGATACCTGTGGGATGACTTGTGTTGGTAATTGGTATTGGGGTAACTTTTGGTGGTCAAACTTATCATTTATTAAAGAAAATAAAGACCCTGTCCATGGTGATAGATGGTATTTTGAGGACTGGTTACACCATGCAAGACATTATAACTCAAAAGAATACTTCCATTTTACATGGAACCCATATTTTAGTAACCTACCAATTGATGCTTACACAAATACTGAATTCTTTAAAAATAAATCTATTGAGGTTGTTAGTGGATTATTCGGTACATTAGGAATCCAACAAGACGAAGGATACCCACCTGATTTACCAAAAACACAAATTGATGTTACCGAAAAAATAAAACAAAATTTAATTGACAACAATAATCAAATGATTAATCTTCGTGTTGATATTAACGTTATGGGAGACCCAATTCATGGACAACGAAAATTCTTAATAATTGAACTTAAGTTAGATAACGAGGTTTATAGAATTTGTTATAACGAAAACTTTAATATTGATTTAAAATTTATTTAATATGAATAAAAATGTAACAATAGTCACAGGACTTTGGGATATGGGACGAGGTGAGTTATCAGGATGGGCTCAAAGAGATTTTAACTACTATAAAACTAAGTTCTTTGAGATGTTAGATACTGACGCTCAAATGTGTATTTGGATTCCCCAAGAATTAGAGGAGGAGGTATTAAATATTAGAGGGGATAAACCCACTAAAATTTTTATTAAGAATGTTACGGATTTTGAGACGTGGAACCCTTTCTTTAATAAGATTGATGAAATTAGAAATAATCCTAATTGGAAAAACTTTGCAGGTTGGTTACCTGAGTCACCACAAGCCGCGTTAAAGTACTATAACCCAATGATGTTTACCAAAATGTTTATGTTAAATGATTCTGCAATAGTGAATCCATTTAATAGTGATTACTTTTTTTGGATTGACGGTGGTTTAACTAATACGGTTGGGGCAGGATATTTTCATAATGAAAAAGTTTTGGATAACTTAGAAAATTATGTAATTAAAAAACAGAATAAGTTTATTCAAATTTCATACCCATATACATCTAATGACGAAATTCATGGTTTTGAAAGACGAGCGATGGCCAGATATTGTGGTGTTGATTACGTTGATTATGTTTGTCGTGGCGGATTTTTTGGTGGTTCTAAAGATAGAGTTCATGAAATGAATACTCTTTATTATGGTGTTATGGAAAACACACTTAAAGAGAATCTTATGGGTGCTGACGAATGTTTATTCACAATTTTGGCTCATAAACATTCTAATATTGTTGACAGGTTTGAGGTTGAGGGTAATGGTTTGGTTTGGCCGTTTTTTGAGGAGTTGAAAAATTACAATACCCAAAATCTAAAAGAAGATTTGTTATTTACCAACCCAAATAATGTTGGTCTGTATGTTATCACATTTAATAGTCCAAAACAATTTGAGACATTGATTGAGTCCATGTATAGATATGATGATGATTTTATACATAAACCTAAAAAGTTTTTGTTAGATAACTCAAGTGATTTAAGTACGACAGAACGATATGTTGAGTTATGTAATGAACATGGTTTCACACATATTAAAAAGGATAATTTAGGTATTTGTGGTGGTAGACAATTTATTGCCGAACACGCAGAACAAGAAGGTTTTGATTTTTATTATTTCTTTGAGGATGATATGTTTTTCTACCCTAAAGAAGGTGAGGTTTGTAGAAACGGGTTTAACCGATACGTTAAAAATTTATACAAAAACTCAATAACAATTACCCAAAATGAAAACTTGGATTTTTTAAAACTTAACTTTACTGAATTTTATGGTGACAACTCAACTCAATGGAGTTGGTATAATGTACCTCAAGATATTAGAGAAAAGTTTTGGCCAAATAATAAGAAATTACCACAAACAGGTACTGACCCTAACGCCCCAAAAACAGAATTTACTCGTATTAAATCATATAATAATATTCCGTACGCTTTAGGTGAGGTATATTATTGTAATTGGCCTCAAGTTGTGACACGTAAAGGAAATCAAAAAATGTTTTTAACCACTAAATGGCCCCATCCATTTGAGCAAACGTGGATGAGTCACATGTATCAAGAAACTAAGAAGGGTAAATTGAGTTCGGGTATATTATTACTAACACCGACAGAACACGATAGATTTGACTTCTATGAGTCCTCTTTAAGAAAAGAAAGCTAATTTATTTCTCAATTCAAAGTATTTATAGTTAAAACTATAAATGGAATTTTTCATTAAAAAGAACGCAACCTTACCGGTACTAAAATTACAAGTCGTAAAAGATGGTAGAAGTGACTACGATAGTTTTATGAAAACTATTGAGGAATCTGCCATATTTTTCTCCATGATTGATACTGCAACAGGGATTCCAAAAATTAGTTCAAGACCTGCAGGGTTTGTTGAGAAGACATTATTAGACCCTAACGCATCACCTGAGTATTATATATACTATCAGTTTACTAATAGAGATACTAGTAAAGTGGGTAGATACGAAGGTCAGTTTATGTTAAGGAATGATGACGGGGTTTTAATAGTACCGATTAGAGAGTCTTTATTTATTAATGTTCAAGAATCGTTTATTGCGGATGATTTAGAATACTCAAGTTGTTATGTGGTAGAGTTCCCATGTTGTTTACCATACGTAACAACTACAACAACTACGACAATTGCCCCAACTACAACAACTACGACAATCGCCCCAAACACGACAACCACAACAACACAACTATAGTTGCCGAAACAATAATTAATTAATAATGTTAATTTCCGACAACATCTATACCCCAACGTCCGTCGTTCCAATAGTCCATATCACCATACCAAACAAATATTTCTTCATTAGGGTATATAGTCCTATTAGCGATAAAAACAAATGTTTTCTTTTCTAAATTAGAAATCCAATAAGCGTTAGCGTTTTTACTATGGTTATAAAGTGAACCATAACCCCAAGCGATAACCTGTTCTTCGGGTTCATTACCTTGAGGCCAATTAAATCTATAGTCAATCATTAATGGACTTGACTCACCTTGCTTAATTGGTAATGTAAAAATTGGACACTCTTCAATTACCTCACCCTCACTAATTATTTCTTTAGCAAACACTCCCAAACCATGAATGAGTGATTTGTCAATGTATATTTTTGTTGGTACTTGTATTATTGAATTCATGTTATAAAGATATTTTACTTTTTTTTAAAATCCACCAAAAAATTATTACTTAGTTTGACTTAATCGGGGGATAAAATTATATTTATTAGGGTAAGGTAAATGTCATCCTGTATGACAGCTAATGAACCAATCAAAAAAATATAAAATATGTTTAGTCAAGAAGAAATTAAATCCTTCTTAGAAGGTAATGACCCCGAAGAACACATTGTGGCGGTCGAGTTCGATTATGTTACGGACTCAATTTACAAAATCAAAGAAATCCCTGGTCAGGGTAAAGTTATTAAGAAAGATTCATTCACGGCATTTGCGTGGGTTGGTGATTTACGAGGTCTTAACTTTTACAAAACATCCAAAGATTTACAGAAAGAAGCGATGACCAAATACGGTATCGTGATTGATAAATTAGAAACCAAAGGTGATGAACGACTTGAGGCAGGTCTTAAGTATATGGTTAAGTCACTTAAAGGTTATCGTACACTTATTCAGTTTTTTCGTGATGGTGGATTGGACCCGTGGTCAGATAAAGCCAAGGATAAAATAATGGTATTACCACCTGTAGAACAATACCTCATCTCAAGAGAGAAACGATTGTTCAAAGGGTATGAAGAATATAATGACATTACGAGACTCGGATTCGACTTAGAGACGACCGCTCTTGAACCAAAAGACGGTCGTATATTCATGATTGGAATCAAAACCAATAAAGGATTTCAAAAAGTTATCGAATGTGCTGACGAAGACCAAGAACGAAAAGGTCTTGTCGAGTTCTTCAGAATTATTGACGAACTCAAACCTTCAATCATCGGTGGTTACAACTCATTTAACTTCGACTGGTATTGGATTTTTGAGCGATGTAAGGCACTCAACTTAGATATTAAACGTATTGCAAAATCACTAAACCCTCAACGACCAATTGGTCAGAAAGATGGTATGTTGAAGTTGGCTAACGAGGTTGAGCGATATACTCAAACTAACCTTTGGGGTTATAACGTAATTGATATAATCCACTCTGTTCGTAGAGCACAAGCAATCAACTCAAGTATTAAGTCTGCGGGTTTGAAGTATATTACTCAATATATTGACGCGGAAGCCGCTGACCGTGTATACATCCCACATGAAGACATCGGGTCAATGTATGCTAAGAAAGAAGAGTATTGGTTAAATGTTCAGAACGGTAAATACAAAAAAGCTGACCGACCTGAGTTTAAAGACTTGGACAAGAAATTCCCTGATGTTTATATAAAGACAACAGGTGATAACCTCGTAGAGAGATATCTTGACGATGACTTAGAAGAAACGTTGACTGTGGATGACGAGTTCAACCAGGGTACGTTTCTACTTGCATCGATGGTACCAACAACCTATGAACGTGTAAGTACGATGGGTACTGCAACTCTATGGAAAATGATTATGTTGGCGTGGAGTTATAAATACAAATTAGCTATTCCACAAAAAGAAGAAAAGACTGATTTTGTTGGTGGTTTATCAAGACTACTAAAAGTTGGATATTCAAGAAACGTATTAAAACTTGACTACTCATCTCTATACCCATCAATTCAATTGGTTCACGATGTATTCCCTAAGTGTGATGTTCTTGGTGGTATGAAAGGTATGTTATCTTACTTCCGTAACGCTCGTATCATGTATAAAAACTTGGCGTCCGAGTGGTACGATAAAGATAAAAAGAAGTCACTTTCTTATGACCGTAAACAATTACCAATTAAAATCTTTATCAACTCGATGTTCGGTGCTTTATCTGCTCCACAGGTATTTGCTTGGGGTGATATGTATATGGGTGAACAGATTACCTGTACGGGTCGTCAATATCTTCGTCAGATGATTAAGTTCTTTATGAAACGTGGATATACCCCCCTTGTAATGGATACGGATGGTGTGAACTTCTCTAAACCTGAAGGATGGGAAAACCGTCGTTATATCGGTAAAGGATTAAACTGGAAGGTTAAAGAGGGTAAAGAATACACAGGTGATGACGCTGACGTTGCTGAGTTCAATGACCTATTCATGAGAGGTGAGATGGCGTTAGACACTGACGGAACTTGGCCTTCATGTATTAACTTGGCTCGTAAGAACTATGCGGTTATGGAGGCGAGTGGTAAAATCAAACTTACAGGTAACACCATCAAATCTAAAAAACTCCCACTCTATATTGAGGACTTCTTAGATAAAGGGGTGAAACAATTACTTGAGGGTAAAGGTCAAGAGTTTGTTGAGTGGTACTACGAGTACATTAACAAAATCTTCAACAAAGAGATTCCGTTAATGAAAATTGCACAACGAGCTAAAGTTAAATTATCGTTAGATGACTATAAGTTCCGTTGTACTCAAAAGACGAAAGGTGGTTCACTCATGAGTCGTATGGCTCACATGGAGTTGGCAATACAACACAAACTAAACGTTCAGTTAGGTGATGTTATCTATTATGTTAATAACGGTACCAAAGCTTCACAGGGGGATGTCCAAAAGGTTAACAAACTAAAGAGTGGGTGGAGAAAAGATGATATCGAATACTACATGGGTGTAAATGGAAAACTTCCAGATGATGTAATGGATTCTATGGTTAGAATTAATTGTTATATGTTAGACCAAGGTGAAATTGAGAATAATCCTGAAATGAAAGGTGATTATAATGTACCAAGAGCAATTGTAACATTTAACAAACGTATTGAACCATTACTTGTTGTGTTTAAAGAAGAAATTAGAGAAGGTCTTTTAGTTACTGACCCTGAAGAAAGAGGGTTCTTCACTAAAGAACAATGTGAACTAATTAATGGTGTACCTTTTAAAGAAGGTGACCAAGATAGATTACAGGAAGATGTGTTAGATATTAGTGAAGGTGAATTGAAGTATTGGGCGAAACGTGGATTAGACCCTAACTATATTTACGACTTAGCGTCTGAAGGATGGGAAGAACACATTATTTAACCCATTTTGATACCATCAGAAGAACCAATGTACCAATTACCCTCAATGAAATAAAATTCAACACAAGCACCTCTATCAATTAAAAGTTCGTCATAGTCCTCGTCAATTCTATTTTTGTCGGGGACTATAAGTACTTTAGTAAGAGCCTTAATGATGATGTGGTTAGTTGTGGCAGAATTTAGTGTTACTTTACATTCAGGAATATCCTTAACAACTATAAACTCTTCACCATTTGTACTATACTCAGGTGATTTAATTATCTTGTGACTATGGTTAGGCTCAACCCTAGGAATACTCATTAATGTTTCTAAATCTCTATTGGTCATAAAATTTTTTTCACCAATCATTTTTCTACCATAATTTTGTCTGTAACTCATATTAAATCACATATATTTGACGTGGCATTGCTCTAAACTTAAGTTGTTTATTTAAGTTTTCCGCTAACAACGCCTCTCTTTCCATAACCTTATCAGGTTTAAGTCTTGTTAATGTACCTTCGGCACCTGTTAATTCCTCAATCAATTTAAGTTTTTCATCTTTACCTTCAGTTAGTAAACTTTGGTAATCCATTGTCAATTCAGAATCAGGTGTTTTAATGTTACCTGAAAACTTACCTCTAACACGACCTAATGTTTCTTTACAAGTTGCTATAAAATATCGTCTAACCCATTGTTGTGCAGGATTATTTAAATCAACCCAAGACATTTTATCTAATGGAACGTCTGATGGCATTTTAATAATCTCAGGATTGTTTTTAAGACATTTATCTCTATCATCAGGACCAACATCATAATACCAATACCAAACTTTACCTTTCATTAATTCGGCATTACCAAAGTCAAACTTACCACCAGGTGTATTCATTAAGTGAACCGCCTTTTTACCATCAGGCAATGCTGTTACACGATAAGTTAACTCACCCGCAATAATTCTTCTTTGGATGTTAATTTCTTGCATTCTTAATAACATATCAAATGCAGGCATCATAAAGTATGAACCTGACATACCCATTTGAGAATAACCCGCTGGCCCACCAAGACCCGCACCACCTAAAGCACCGAATGACCATGGGTCGAACAACATGTTATTTAACTCTGAAGGTGTGAACCATAATAGTTCATTTAATTCCCTACCTGCGGGAATCTCATAGATTTGTTGGTTAGGTACCAAGTTAATGTAATCTTTCTTTAAAACCCAATCACCACCAGCTTGTAAACCAACTATTTTAGAGTAGGCGTAAGTGTAACGAGTTTCAAAATCTAAACTCTTAGTTACAAACGCTCGAGCTAAAGATTGAGTCTCAACATTTAACCCCCAAAGGTTTGACCACTGAGATTCGATTAACCAATTTTGGATATATTGTGAGTAGTCATCAATGGCGAACTCAAGAAGAGTATCCATTTGTTCGTCTTCTAACTCAACTGAACGTAAAGGTGCACCAAGTACATGTCTTACCCTTGTGTAAAGTTTACTTCTTTCTGGTTCTGGAATAATTGACATAGTTTTGTTTTCTATATAAATATCAATTCAAAGAATAAATTAAATCTTTCTCAGGGAAAACGTATTGACCTTCAACAATCTTAGTATTCTTATTTCTAAAAATAATCACATCTTTATTGTTTTTTGTGAATATTAACCAATCGGTTGAGTATTTCTTAACGTTTGCCGACCCATAAACATGAATTTCACCATCAATTTTTTTGATACCCGTAAAAGGTTTGATTTGTGACGTGTGTTTAGTTCCGTTAACAACAATTTCACAATCAATACCACCAATCATATCTTCACGACTACCTAATTTACCAACAGACTTTACATTGTCCTCACCAAATTTCTTTTTAAGAATTAGTGCGGTAACATCCTCACGTTTTTGACCCCAACTATCAGTCTGAGTTAATATTTTCATAATGTTTTGGAATGTTGCCGACTCCCTGTTAAAGATTCTGAACTTGTATTTGTCTAAAATTTTAACAAACTTATAGACTTCATTTATTTGTTCTGCGGGAGTTAAACCAACCATATTAATTTTTGGATAACCACCCTTTTCAAGAACAGTATTAACATCATTTAATAAAACACAGAAACAACTATAGTTCGTATTTAACTTATTAATAACTGAACGACCAGTACTTTCTAAATCATAAACTCCTGACATTTCACCTTTAGCATATTCATTAACACCGTAATGGTTTTCAGGGAAAGCTTCTTTTAAAATTTTGTTAATTGATACCTTAAAGATGTCTTTAACCTTAGGATTGATATTAAACACCATTCTAATAGACTCGGTTTCTTCTTTACTACATCTTTCAGACTTACCTTCACTAATAATTGTTCTTAATTTAACAGATTCGTTTAATTTATTCTCAACTCTCATCGAAAACAACTTATTAACAAACTCCCAATTAACACACTTCCAAAAGTTATTAATATAGTCATCTTTTTTATTACGGTATTTTAAGTAATACGCGTGTTCCCACAAATCCAAACCTAAAATGGGATATCCACCATCCTCAACAACATTCATAAGTGGGTTATCTTGGTTTGGTGTTGACACAATTTTTAATTTGTTTCGTTTGTTTAAAACTAACCACACCCAACCTGAACCAAATCGTTCATTAGCAACTTCCTCAAATTTATTCTTGAAAATCGTAAATGTTTTGAAATCTTTTTTAATTTGTTTTAAGACTTCACCATTAGGTGTTTGAGTTGTTGGTGATAACATTTTCCAAAATAACGCGTGGTTAAAAGCACCACCAGCATTATTTCTAATTGTTTTATCAAAACGGCTAATTGACTTGATGATTTCTTCTAATTCTAAATCACCATACTTTTTTTTACTTAACGCATCATTTAATTTATCTACGTAACCTTTGTAATGTTTGTTGTAATGGAAACTCATGGTTTCGGCATCAATAAACTTCTTAAGGGCTGTGTAGGCGTAAGGTAGTTTCTCTATCCCTATCTTTTTCATTTCGACTATCAAGTTTTCCTTGACAGATTCCTTTTCAACAATTTTAATTTGTTCGGAGATAGATTCAATCTTATCTTCTATTTTTTTCATACGGCTTATTTTCTAATAAATAAGCGGAAGTTTTAAATTGTTATCGAGAATTAATACGGTTCATAAGTTCCTCGATAAAATCACCCTTATCAAGATTGTCACCCATAACCGTTTCAAAAATATTTTTCTTTTTTATTAAGATGTCATATATCGCCCCCTCAATTGTGTTCTCAAAGATGGGGTAATAAACTGACACATTATTTTTTTGTCCATAACGAAACGCTCTATCTTCGGCCTGACTATGGTCTGATGGGACGAATGATAAGTCATTCATAATAACAGCTTCAGCTGCGGTTAACGTAAGACCCACACCCGCAGCTTTTAAGTTACCAACAAAGACTTTAACCTTATCATTCTCTTGGAATTGGTCAACGGCAAATTGTCTAGCGGGTTTTGACGTTGACCCATCTAAACTAACGGCAATCTTACCAAAATGTTCAGTTATTTTATTTAATGTGTCGGTGAAATTTGTAAAAATAATCACCTTCTTATCTTGTTCTATAATATTTTCCGCTAACTCTATCGTATCTTTAATTTTTTCTTCCGCAATTACTTGTCTTACTTTCATCAACTTACTAAACTGAACCGTTAATGATGAAGACTCTTCGGTTTTATTTTCGTACCAATTATAATATTCACCCATAAGACCTTCATATAATCTTGATTTCAGTCTTAGGTACACAGGTGATATAATCTTATCGGGTAAATCCAACACTTCAGTCTTTAACCTTCTTAACACTTGTCGTGATGTTCTATCTCTTAATTCTTCTAGATTAGACGCCCCCGTAACATTCCACACTTTTCTTTTACCCGCATTAAATTGATAACCTTGACAATAACGAATAGCGTACGCCATCCAATTCTGAGCCACAGGACTTTCAATAAGTTGTAGTAGGTTAAAATAATTCATTGGTCGTGATGTCATTGGTGTTCCTGTTAATAACCACAATCTTTTCACGTTCTTAACAAAACTATTAACTAACTTTGTTCTTTGTGCCTGACCATTTTGTATGTAGTGAGCCTCATCAATTACAACTAAACCAAAGTTGGCTTGAGTAATCAACGATTTTTCTTTGTTCTTTATATCGTAAAAGTTTTTTAAAATATCGTAATTTACAATAACGAAATCGTGCTCTGTTGAAAAGTTTTTACCTTCGGCAATATACACACTTCTATCGGTGTAATTTCTAATTTCTCTTTCCCAGTTAATTTTAAGTGATGCAGGACAGATAATTAAAACCTTTTCTTCCCCCGTTTCTAAGGCTGCGATAATTGTTGAGGTTGTTTTACCAAGACCCATATCATCGGCTAAGATAAACCTTTTGGTTCCCACCAATTTTTCAATAGCAATTTTTTGGTGCTCAAGTGGAGGACGATGAGAATACTTTGAGTAATCAATAGTAACCTCTTCAGTTTTATGAGTCTTAATCAACGCACCTTTTGGTAACCAAAAATCGTGAATTTCTTGGGTTTCCAAAATCTTACCCCAAACATGATACGACTTATCTTTCTCAACTAATAATTTTTCAACCCAAACTTGTTCGGGTATTGTGGTTAATAATTTTTCGTCTGCAATCTTCTTTGCGAAGTAGGGGTCAAGGTCAACCCATCGTTTAGCAACTTTAGGTTGTACGTCATAATAATTTGTGATATAATCAGCTTGAGCTCTTGTCGGGTAAAACTTTTTGTTTGATTGCTTTTGTTTTCTTAACTTAAGTATATAGTTATTTGCCCCCTCATATTTATCAAGGAGGTTAAGAGCTTTTTGTTCTATCGTTAGGTTTATATTTTCCAAAACACAATACTTGTATTAATAATAATAAAAAACAGAATATTTATCAATATGTCAGAGAATAAAGTACCTATTACTAGAATCGGGAAGTTTTTTGGTTCCGAAGATTTTAACCTCGATATTTCGATTGGTGAGGAATGGTTGTATGGTGATATGAATTTCACTATGGTTCTTTATCGTATTGACAGACTGAAAACTAAAACAGATGATGTTTATGGTGAAACGGTTTCTGATGGTATTAAATTTTTACCACCTGTTGAGTTTAAAGGGTACTTACAAGTTAGTGCACCCGAAAATAAATATTTAGGTAATTCAAAAATACAACAATCTGAACCAGGTAATGCTAGAATATCAGTTTATCAAAGACAACTTGATGAATTAGAGATTGACATTAATTATGGTGATTATATCGCTTACTATGAAACTGAAAGTAGGGTTAGATATTATGTTGTTAATGATGATGGAAGGGTTGTTTCAGACAATAAACATACTTACGCAGGTTACAAACCATACTATAGAACTATTATGGCATCTGCGGTGACTGAAAATGAATTTAGAGGATTATAATGAAATTTGTATTAACAGAAGAACAAGCCAAAAGATTATTCGATAAAGTCGATAAGAAAGTTACTTGCAAAGAATGTGGGTGGGAATGGAGTCTATCTGAAGGTGGTGATGACCCTTATGTTTGTCATGAGTGCGGTCACGACAATGCCGAAGATAAGTTTATAGGTAAACGAGTTATGGTTTACTACAACTTACACAAACACACTTTTTCTGTAACCTATAAGAGTAAGGTTATCTTACATGCTGACTATGTTAAACTTGGTGATGTTGAGTTTAGAGTTAGAAAAGGTGGTAAAGAAAAAGTTAGAACTGAAATGGCTAAAAATGTTCACGCATTTGTTATTGGTAAATTATTAGACTATTGTCAGTACCCTTGTGAAAATATTCCTCAGGAACCAAATAGTAATATCGTTACTTATAACCCTTACAAATATGACTCGTTTGTCTATAAGGATAGTGAACAACCTGTTTACAAAGCCAAAGAGGTTGACATGGTTAACCTAAGAAATAAATTGTTTGTTATTTCAGAAGTTAGAAAGATTGGTATTACAGAACAAGTTTCTGAAAGACCAAATAGTTTCACCTATACAACAATTGGTAAATACGAAAAGTTTAACACGAGAAGATATTATTTTAATAACCCATTACCTGTACCAAGTAGTGATACTCCTAATGGTTTAGTTAGTATAAAAGGTGGTAATGGTAATTTCATTTTTAATGAAGATGAGGTTAATTACGACCCCATCAAAAATAAGTTAAGTGTAGACATTTCAAATTTTGATAAGAAATATCCAAACTCAACCAAATCTAAAGAACCATCTAAAGTAGGTATTAATTCAACCAATATTAAAAAGGCTTTAGAATTAGCCTTCCCTGAAAATTGGCATCAAGAAGACCAAATATACACACCTGGTTTAAGAGATGTGTATACTATTGGTGAGAAACTTGGTGATGATGAATCTTGGTCGGTTCTTAATTACTTTGACACAAAAGATGAAATTCATTCGTTAATTTACTTAAAGTATGTTGAGGAGAACACAGACAAAGATATTGTGGAGTGGATGGCGGATTTATTTAAAAATAATAAAGAGTACACAAAATTATTAGTTGATAGACAATGGATGTCGATTGCCAACGGATTAAAACTTGAGAGGGACTCAGTAAACAACTTCTTAAAGAATATTGATACAACCGACATTACTTATTACCCACACGGGTCAAAGATGGATAGATGGGGTGGTGTTGATGTAACAATCAATGGTGTTAATTATCAAATCAAACCACTTAAATCTTATAACACCGAAGAGGGTATTACTATTGTGGATACTTATGGAATGAGGGATTACTCAAGCAAACCAAAAGTGGATAAGATAGCATTCGCTAATCCAAGTAAGGTTATTGAATTTGATAACAAAGATTACGATGTGATTAGTAAGAGTCGTGTAGTATTTAAACAAGAACCAAAAATAGCGAAATAAATGCCGTTACCTAAAAAAAGTATAAAGAAGAATATACCTTTAACATTCCCCAAGACTTTATACCCAAGAAGAGAGGAATTGTTAGAGAAGATTAATAAGGATGGTACCTACCTTCCTAAGTCAATTCTTCATGCCGATTTAGATGGTGGATTTTTAGATTTTGTTAAAAATGATTTAAAAACAGTTGTGGATGGTAAAGTAATACCAATGATTGATATTTTAATCACCACACAAAATTGGAGTCAGTTTACTGAGTCTTGGAATTTCCAAAATATTGATAAGAATGTTGAACCTCCATTTATTACTGTTGTTAGAGTACCTGAAGTAAAGTTTGGTACTAATCCCGCGTTACTTTATAACATACCTAACAGAAGACAATATTTCTACGCTCAGGTTCCAACATGGGACGGACAAAGACACGGTGCGGATGTTTATAAAATACCTCAACCTGTACCTATTGATATTAGTTATCAGGTTAAGATTGTTTGTAATAGAATGAGGGAGTTAAATCAATTCAATAAAAATGTTATTGAGATGTTTGCTTCAAGACAAGCCTATTCAGTTATTAAAGGACATTACATTCCTATTGTGATGGGTAATATTTCTGACGAATCTGTTATGGATATTGGTAAAAGAAAATACTATGTCCAATCATATGAGTTTACAATGTTAGGATTCTTAATTGATGAAAACGAATTTGAAGTTTCCCCCGCAGTATCAAGAATATTACAAGTGGTTGAATTCGAAACAACAACTCGTCAAAAAGAAAAGAAAATTATTATTGATAATAAACGAGTTGAGATGGATATATTATTTGTTGTTGGAAACGACACTATTACTGAAGTGTTTGAGTATACTACAGACGCCTCATTGAGTGGTGCTGAAAATATAACGTCATACGATGTTTACATTAATAATGATTTTTACGGTTCGGATATCGAGGAAATTCAAATTAACACTAATGATGTTGTGAGAATTGTTGTGACTAAACAAGATGTTAATCAGGAGTCAAAAATAAAGTTAAGTAACTTACTTCTTTAATTTTCCCCGTAGATATCGGGTTTCTCCTTACACTTCTCAACAATAAGTCTTTCTAAAAACCTATACATTTTAATCCCTCTTTTTTCACAATATGTTTTCAGGATGTCGTGAACCTCAATTGATATCTTTAAATTCTTTATTTTTTTGTTGTCTTCAGCCATGGTAGAAAAAAGGTAGAAAATAGTCTGCCCTAATAATAAATACTTCGTATAAAGTAAAGTATTTTGGTTTATTTGATAATATTTATAAGAAAAATAAAAATCTAAGAAACAAAAAGACTAATGGCAACAAACAGTAAAGTATTCGTATCACCGGGGGTGTATACATCAGAAGTTGACTTAAGTTTCGTGGCTCAGAGTGTTGGTGTTACAACATTGGGTATCGTTGGTGAGACTTTAGCGGGTCCGGCATTTGAACCCATCTTTATCACAAACTTTGATGAGTTCTCGACTTACTTTGGTGGGACTTCACCAGAAAAATTCATTAACACACAAATACCTAAATACGAAGCCGCGTATATCGCAAAAGCTTATTTACAACAATCTAACCAATTGTTTGTCACAAGAATTTTAGGTTTATCAGGTTACGATGCGGGACCATCTTGGTCAATCTCGGTTAAAGCGAACGTAGACCCAAGTACGGTTGATTTCTATTGTGAATCACCAGCAATCGTTGATTGTTTACCAACATGTAACGATTTCTTGACAATAGACTTCGCAATTGATTTCTCAGGATGTACTAATAGTTTAGACACGATTGAGTTTTTAGACCCAACACAAATTCCTGCACAAATTTCAGGAAGAATTGATACTCCTTATGAATTATTTGATGGTAGTTTATCAACTTTGAGAACTAACATGAATAATCAGATTTTTGATATCATGAATACACCATCAACTGAAGACACTTCAATTTACTATTATGGTGCTATTTCAGGAGATACTTACGAGGCGTTCTCAACAATATTTACCGCAGAAACTAACGTAATGGGTGTTGAAAGTGTTGACGCATCTTTAATTAATTACGCAGCACCACAAAACGACCCTTGGTACTACGCATTATTCGATAATCTTGGTAATGCAGCTTACACAGGTTACTCATTCTGGTCTATTGTTACAGGTTTAACAATGATGCCGGTTACCACAACAACAACTGCGGCACCGACAACAACAACAACTACAACAGACCCTTGTATTACACCAACACCAACAACAACTACAACAACTACAACTGCGGCACCTGTTAATTGTTATACAGGTACTTTAATTGGTAGAATATATGTTTATTCAGGAACCGCTTATACTGACTACGATGATATTGTAATAGCAACACTTCGTTCAAGAGGTTTGGCAACTTACGGACTTGACAATGGTGCGGTTTATGAAGTTTCAGGTTTAACTGATGTTACTTTAGATTGTGCTGGTCAATACTCAGGTGTAACTAAAAACCCATACTCAACTTTTGGTGTTAATGTTACTAATAAAGATGGTAAACAATTCTTCTTTGAAACATCATTCCAAAACTCAGATACTCAGTACTTACCTAAAGTATTTGGTTCATCTAACTTCTCAAAACCAAGAACTGTTGTTCCTTTATTTGTGGAAGAAAGATTCCAAGCTTTATTAAACTACGGATGGAGAAAAGGATTTATTAGAGGTCTAAGCTGTGACTTAACAGCATTACCTGACGCAAGACAAGGTAACGACCCAACATCAATCGCATTCTATTTAGAACAATATCAATCACCTGAAACTCCATGGATTGTTTCAGAATTAAGAGGTAATAAAGTGTATAACCTATTTAAGTTTAGATTAATTTCTGACGGTGATAGTGCAAACACTTTAGTTAAGATTTCAATGGCTAACATGTCGTTCAACAACGGAACATTTGACATTTTAGTACGTGACTTCTTTGACACTGATGCTAATCCTGTTGTATTAGAGAAATTTACTAACTGTACTATGAATCCGGGTGATAACTCATTTATAGCACAAAAAATTGGTACTGTTGATGGTGAATACATCTTAAATTCTAAATACATTATGGTGGAAATGAATGAAGATGCACCAATAGACGCATTACCTTGTGGATTCGACGGATTCAACTTTAGAGAATATGCGGGTGTTAAACCTCCATTCCCAATCATTAAAAACAAATATGACTACCCAGGTGAAGTTGTTTATAACCCACCATTTGGTTTAGCATCAGGTGCTGATGACATCACAAGAAGTAATGGTGATAATGTTCGTAGAACTTACTTAGGTATTTCTGATACTATCGGTATTGATGTTGATTACTACTCTTATAAAGGTAAACAATTACCATTAGATATCTGTACAGATACTACAGGTGAACCTTGGAATTGGAGAAGTAAAGGTTTCCACATGGACATCAACGCAAGTGCTATCACAATCCCTGATGTGTTCGTAACTAGTGGTACACCAGCATTCGTTTGTGGTGATGCACCATTTATCCAAGACCCTGAAGATGCGGTTAACCCATACTACAGAATTTACGCTCGTAAGTTCTCTGTATTAGCACAAGGTGGTTTTGACGGATGGGATATCTATAGAGAATATAGAACTAACACTGACAGATTTGCGGTTGGTAGAGCAGGTTACTTAAAAGGAGCTTGTCCTTCAATAAAATACCCAACAGCAACAGGATGGGGAGCATTCAAACAAATTACTGTTGGTGATGCAACTCAGACATTTGCAAACACTGACTACTACGCATACTTATTAGGTCAACAAACATTTGCTAACCCTGAAGCGGTTAACATCAACGTGTTTGTTACACCGGGTATTGATTATGTAAATAACTCAGACTTAGTTGAACAAGCAATCGACATGATTGAAAACGACAGAGCTGACTCACTTTATGTATGTACAACACCTGACTACAATATGTATGTACCAACAAGTACTAATCCTCAAGACTTCATCTACCCTCAAGAGGCAGTTGATAACTTAGATAATACAGGAATTGACTCTAACTACACAGCAACTTATTACCCATGGGTATTAACTCGTGATAGTGTGAATAACACTCAAATTTACTTACCAGCAACCGCTGAAGTAACAAGAAACTTAGCGTTAACCGATAATATCGCTTATCCATGGTTTGCAACGGCAGGTTACACTCGTGGTATTGTAAATGCGGTTAAAGCACGTAAGAAGTTAACACAAGAAGATAGAGACGTTCTATATCAAGGTAGAATTAACCCAATCGCAACTTTCTCTGATGTAGGAACTGTAATTTGGGGTAATAAAACTCTACAAATTAGACAATCAGCACTTGATAGAATCAACGTAAGAAGATTATTATTACAAGCTCGTAAATTGATTTCTGCAGTTTCTGTTAGATTATTGTTTGAACAAAACGATGCTAAAGTAAGACAAGACTTCTTAGATGCGGTGAACCCTATCTTAGATGCTATCAGAAGAGACCGTGGTTTATACGATTTCCGTGTAACCGTATCATCTGATGTATCAGATTTAGATAGAAACCAAATGACTGGTAAGATTTACATCAAACCAACAAGGTCACTTGAATTCATCGACATCACGTTCTACATTACTCCAACAGGAGCATCTTTCGAAAATATCTAATAAAGATAAAACAAAAGTGGGGTCAAAAGCCCCACTTTTTAGCCTAATATAAAATAAATTATGAGTATAAGAAAAATAGTAAGAGAAGGGTTTGATGAGGCGGGTACCCCCGACATGAAATATTATTCTTTTGACTGGGATGACAATATTGCGGTAATGCCAACAAAGATAGTTCTAATGGATGAAGATGGTAAAGAAGTTGGTATGTCTACCGAAGATTTTGCCGAATATAGAACTGAGATAGGAAAAGAACCTTTCGAATATGAAGGTCACACAATTACAGGGTTTGCCGATGACGCTTTCCGTTATTTTAGAACTATGGGTGATAAACAATTTATTGTTGATTCTATGACCGCAAAACCAGGTCCTGCATGGGATGACTTTGTGGAAGCAATCAACAACGGGTCAATCTTTTCAATAGTAACTGCAAGGGGTCACCACCCAAACACATTAAAAGAGGCTTGTTATAATTATATAGTTTCTAATCATAATGGTATTAACTCAAATGAGTTAGTTAAGAACTTAGAGAAATATAGAGACTTAGCGGATGAAGAACAATTATCCAAAAAAGACATGATACGAGAGTATCTTGACATGTGTAGATTTTATCCTGTAAGTTATGGTGAAGGTTCTGCAACAAATCCTGAAGAAGGGAAAATTAAAGCTTTAAAAGAATTCATTCAATATGTGAGAGACTTATCCCAACATATTCAGAAAAAAGCATTCTTAAAAAACAAAGTTTCAAATAATTTTGTAATACCTAGTATTGGTTTCTCTGATGACGACCCTAGAAATGTAGAGAAAGTTAAATCTCATTTCGAAAATGAACCAGATAATATTTTAAAAACTTATTCTACTGCTGGTGGAGTTAAAAAATTACAAAACTAGAAAACTAGATACTTATAAGCAAGAATAAATTTTAAAAATCTAAAAGTAAATACAAAAAATTTATTTGGTGATATTTATAAACAAAGATAAACAAAAATAAGCAAAACAAAAAAAAACTGAAATGGCTGATTTATTAATGAAAATGCCGATACCTTATGAACCTAAAAGACAGAACAGGTTCATTCTTCGTTTCCCTACTACATTGGGAATTAACGAATGGTTCGTAGAATCAACGGCTAGACCAAATATTACTGTTAACCCTGTGGAGATTCCATTCTTAAACACATCAACTTACGTCGCTGGTCGTTTTACTTGGGCAACAATCCCTGTTAAATTCCGTGACCCTATCGGACCTTCAGCGTCACAAGCGTTAATGGAATGGGTTCGTTTATGTGCGGAGTCTGTAACAGGTCGTATGGGTTATGCTGCGGGTTATAAAAAGAACGTTGACCTTGAGATGTTAGACCCAACAGGTGTTGTTGTGGAAAAATGGATTTTAGAAGGTACTTGGTTAACAGGTGTTAACTTCGATTCATTAGCTTACAACACTGACGCTCTAGCAAGTATTTCAGCAACACTTCGTATGGATAGATGTATCTTAGTATACTAAAATAATAAAATTTCAGTTAATAATATCGAAATCCACGTCATTAGGCGTGGATTTTTTGTTTACTATTTAAAAAAAATAGATAACCCGTATATTTTCTTATAAAAGGAAAAATATATGGAACCAAATATTATTGAAGCAGGAACACAAGATTTTAATTTACCACACGATGTGGTATCATTACCTTCTGGTGGTGTTTTTTATAAGTCAAAAAAGAAATCAATCAAGGTTGGTTACTTAACCGCTAATGATGAAAATGTACTCTTAGGTTCATTAAGTCTTGGTAACGATAGTCTTATTATGACTTTACTTAGAAGTAAACTCTACGAAAGAGATTTAAGACCTGAAGAACTACTTGATGGGGACATTGAGGCTATTTTAATCTTCTTACGTAACACTTCATTCGGTCCTGAATATAAGTTGACCTTGAATGACCCACAAACAAACAAACCATTCGAACATACTATAATTTTAGATGAGTTAAATATTAAAAAAACTCAATACAAACCTGACGAGAGCGGTTATTTCACAACAACCCTTCCAAAAACAGGAGCGACTGTTAAATTAAAACTTTTAAGTTTTGGTGAAAACATTGAATTAGGTAAAATGGCTGAAACATATCCGGCAGGTCGAATCGCACCTACAGTAACTTGGAGATTAATGAAACAAATTGTTGAGGTTAATGGTAACGATTCCAAAGAAGCCATTGCAGGATTTGTTAATTCATTACCTATTATGGACTCTAAGTATATTAGACAATTTATTCGTGACAACTCCCCTTCATTAGACTTAACCCAAACAGTAAAAGCCCCGTCAGGAGAAATGGTGAATTTTGATATCACCTTTGGGGTGGAGTTTTTTCGGCCTTTCTTCTAATTACCGTCAAGTTCTGATTGAGGAGTACTATATACTCTCAAGATTTATCAGGTTGTCATACTCTGATTTTCACATTATGCCAACATATGTAAGAAAATATCTTATTGATAGGGTAGTGGAAGACAATACTCCTAAAGATAGACAATAAAAAATGGTGTGGGGGGTATTTATATATAAAATATACCTAGTATGGCTGATGAAAATATAAATTCGGAAGATTTTTTAAGTAGATTGAATTCTTCACTTAACGCTATGTTAAGTAAAGTAGGTGGTGCTCTACAAGCTAACTTTGACGCTAAAGAAATCGCTAAAACGGTTTTAGAACTTGATAACGCCGCGGTTGCGGTTGCTAAATCATTTGGACAAGGTCGTGAAAATGTTCTTGGAATTAAACAAGCCATGGCCGACGCTGTTATCAGTGTAACAAGATTAGGTGGTGGTTTATCAGATATACAAGCGATTCAAACGGGTGTTGCTAAAGAGTTAGGACGTAACCTTGTTTTATCCTCAGATTCTTTTGAAAAATTATACGCAACTAGTAAAGTTATTGATAAAGATGCTAGTACCATTGTAGGTAAATTTAAAGATGTTGGTTTTTCTGTTTATCAAGCAGGTGACCAAATGCAGAAAGTTGTCGACCAAGCAAGAAAAGTCGGTGTAAGTGCTGAGGCGGTTAGTGGGAAAGTTTTAGAAAACATGTCATCACTTAATAGGTTCAACTTCCAAGGTGGGGTTGAAGGTATGGCAAAAATGGCCGCACAAGCAACATCACTTAGAATTGATATGAAAACCGCTCTTGGTTTTGCTGAAAAAGTTTTTGACCCTGAAGGAGCTATTGAAATGGCCGCGGCAATGCAAAGACTTGGTGTCGCTAACACCGAATTATTAGACCCATTACGTTTAATGGACTTAGCCCAAAATGACCCTGCGGAATTACAGAATCAGATTGTTAACATGACCGAACAATTTGTTCAGTTAAATGAAAAAGGACAATTTGAAATTATGCCGGGGGCTAAACGACAATTGAGGGAAATTGCTCAACAAACAGGGTTAGCTTATGATGAGTTAACTAAAATGGCGATTGGTTCTAAAGAACTCGACCAAAAACTAAGTAGTATTAAATTCCCTGACACGTTTACTGAAGACCAAAAAACCATGATAGCCAATATGGCGGAAATGGGTAAAGATGGTGAATTTAAGTTAACTATTGGTGGTGATTCGGTATCACTTGAAGAGGCTTTTAAAAGGGCTAAAGATGACCCTAGTTATTTGGACGCATTAAAAGCTGCTAGTGAACCTAAGACTATGGAACAATTGGCTTCAGACCAATTAGGTGTTTTAGGTCAAATTAATGCTAATATTGCGTCTTTAACCAAATTACCTACAGCGATTGCTCGAGGTAAAACTGCTACCGACGCAATCCAATTACCCGCACAATTAACTAAAGTGTTGGCGGATACTTTTGATACACAAGCCTTAAGTATTAAAAATTTAGGTGAGGGTTTTGATAAAGGTGCTCAAGATATTTTAGGGTCATTAACTAAGTTAGCCTCAGGTGAAGGTTCATTGACTGAAGTATTCACTAAATTATCTGAAAATGGTGAAAAATTAAATACCTTCGCTGAAAGTGCGTTTGTTGAATCTGCTGACAAATACAAACAATCTTTAAATAATCTAACAAATGCTAATAATAGTATGTATAAATTATTTGAAGAGTCATTTAAAGGTTTATATAAAAGTGGTAAAGATTTTGTTGAGGGTAAAGATTATAATTACGATAATCCAAAACCTGTTCCCTCACCAATGACCTCACCAAGTTCTGTTGAGAAAGGTATGGAGGTATTACAAAATCAAACACCTCAAACAACAACACCCCAACCAACAAATACTAATAGTACTATAACCGCAAATGTTAATTTAAACATTAACGCACCATCAAATATTGATACTAATCAACTAATGGTTGCTATGCAAGATACCGGTGTTAAACAAGCGTTAGTTGACGTAGTTTCTAAAGGAAGATTTAACGACGGACTATCTTCAATCAATCCAAATGAACGACAAGCATTAAGAACAATGAGTGAAAACACTGGCGTTTTAGGATAAAAAAAATAAGATGATATCTATTTATAAATAAAATAATAAAATGTCAGATAGTACATTATCATTTGTTAATAGTTCCACTTTTAGAAATTCTCTATTAGCTAAAAATTTAGAGCCTTATGATGTTCCCGGTGTTTATACACCACCTTCAGGACCTCAAAGTTATGAGACCGTATTATCTAGTTTAACGGTTGTTGATTCGCCTGACAATTTAATCACTGATGGTGTTTTTGCGAATAATTTATATCCATTAAATGAATTCGGACCTAATGGAGGGTTTAATACCAATATTACTTTCAATGGACCGCCACTACCTGTAAATTCAAATCAGGGGGAATACGGACCTAATGACACTGTATTAGATTTAGTTAACGAGTTTTATATTGATGCCGCTTATATTGAGAACCGATATGGTCCTGATGGTGGATTTAACGACATGGTTATTATTACGGACATCCAAAATAATAACAAAATTTATCAACCTTATTGGAACCCACCATCATACAACCCTTCTTCTTATAGTCCTTATGCTATTTTAACAAATACGGACCCTGTTGGTTCTGATGGACCTTTGTCTCAAGACTCATACATCGCTAAGATTGGTGCGGAACAATTAAATAAGGCGTTTGAGGCACGAGTTGCTGCTGAGATATTCCAAACAACTATTGGTGCTGTCAACATTGACTCTTTAAGTGACCCGTTTGAAGCAAGTTTAATCGCTACAGGTCAAGAACCTTTAATATATAAGAATTGGAGAATCACCATACCTGAAAATCCAATTCTCGCTGCGGTTGATTTGGCAACAAGATTATCGAGTGCTTATTGGCCTGTATCCCCAATACCGGGTGATTATTTTGATGATAGTAAAGGTCAAAGTCAAACACCACAAACATCATTAGCCTTAAACGTAACAAACCAATTAACGGGTGGGTTCTTAGGTCCAATACTTAATCTAAGAAGAAATCCTTCCGAAATTTTTATCGCCAATACGGGTAATGGACAAAGGTCCGCTTTATTCCGTAACATTGAATATAATAGATACCAACCTGGTTATGAAACAGTACTTGGTGGTGCTGCGGGTATTATTCAGGGTCTTACTAGTTTAGCAACTGCGGTTATTAACCCTAATGGTACTTTAGTGGGTGGTTATTATGTTGGTAGTAGAAACGCTGACCCATCAACAATCACATCACCCCCAAATCAAATACCAGTTAACCCTTATGGTCAACAAGTCGAATCTCCTGTATATGGTCCTTCAGAATTGGGTATATTATATGAGGGTAACCAAGATAATTTAAACTTTGGATTAGCGGCAAAACCATTATCTGATGGTGGTGGTATTGACGGACAATTTGTTTGGACTTCACCAAAATACAAGAGTAATGCGGGATTTAAAGCCACACCTGGTGGTGGAACAGGTTCATTAGATAATGAGTTTAATTTAGTTAGTGCTCAATATACTCGAGACGAATCTACGAACTTCACCTTCAAAGAAAACTCAATATTAGACCAAACTCAAAGATTAATTGAATCTGCGGACAATGTTAGTGGTTTATCTAGATTAAAACACGTTGGTAACGCAATGAACCAAGTTAGTAAGGTATTCCATGACGGTTATAAGGAAATGACCAAAGGTTCAATGGTCTTATCTTATCAAGATAATACTACAGGTTTAGAGGCGGGTATTGAATATTGTCGTGTTTTCACAAAAGACACACCATATTACACATATGCTGACTTACAAAAAACTGACGGTATTACCAATTCAGGTCGTAGATTTACGTGGTCAGTGTTTGATAACACATATAATTTAAATATTGCCCCGTTAAAAAACCCTGGCTCAACTAATATAATACCAAACAATGACCAAGGTCTTGGTGGATATGCCAAAAAATACATGTTCTCGATAGAGAACCTTGCGTGGAGAACATCAAGTAGACCTGGTTTTACTTATGATGACTTACCTGTTTGTGAAAAAGGTCCTAATGGTGGACGAGTTATGTGGTTCCCACCATATGATTTAAAGTTTAGTGATAGTAGTTCCGCGAATTGGAATCAACAATCATTCTTAGGTAGACCCGAACCAATTTACACGTATAAAGACACAAGTAGAACAGGTAGTTTAAGTTGGAAAATAATTGTTGACCACCCTTCAATATTAAACCTTATTGTTGATAAACAATTAAATGGTGTTAATAAAGAAAGACTGAATTCTGTTATTGACTCATTCTTTGCGGGTTGTGTAAAATATGATATTTACCAACTAGCTCAGAAATTTAATACTATACCAACTAAAGATTTATACACCTACCAAGAAATTTTAAACAACCCTAACTTAACTCCTGAGGAAGCTAAAGGGGTTCAGAGAAATATCCAAAAAGAAAATAGTGGTGGGGCGACTGATGGTGGTGGTAGTACCCCTGGTGGTGATGATTCAGCTAAAAAAACTACACCTGATAATTCAGGTGTTGAATTTGAAAATAAATTTAATAATTTAGCGTTCTATTTCCACAACGATAGACCAAACCCAAATACTGATAGTATTGTATCAACGGTAAACTTTAAACAAAGTTTTGAGGTTTATAAAAATACATACTTCCCACCTTACAAATCTATTTCAGACTCAATTTACAAAGATACCTCAAGTTATTGTAAGGCAAATCCCGCTTATTGTAGTGATAATAAAAAAGTTAATGAGTTTTGGAATAGTGTTATTGTTGATAATTTTAGTATTATTGACGACCCAACTAACGGGTTAATTGCTAGTTTATTAACTTTAGTTAAAGACAAAAACGCCACAGTTGCAATCGAGTTGATTGGTTCCGCATCAGCACCTGCTAAAGAAGCTTATAACGTAAATTTATCAACTAGAAGAATTGATTCGGTTAGAAAATATCTATCTGAAGAACAAGGTGGTGTGTTAAAACCATATCTATCTAAAATAACTATAAATGGTAAACCTTTAGGTGAACAACCAAGTACAACTAATGAAAAGGAGTCTGTTGTTGTTCCCGTTTCAGTTCAAGGAGGGTCTAATGGTAGAACCGTTAATTGTAATAATGATATAATTGATGGTAGTACGGGTAAAGTAACATCCAATTCACAAATCTATTCTGTTGATGCGATGGCTTGTCGTCGTGTTAAATTTACTGCTAAAGTAACAATACCTGTTAGTGAAAATAATGTTGATAACCAAACTAATCAGATTACTCCTGAACCTGTTAAAACTATTGAAACTAGTTTAGTTACACCAGAAAAACCAAAACCAACTGTAACTATTGAACAAAAACTTAAGGAGGGTATCGGTAAGAAGATTTTAAGACAATTATTATCTGAGTGTGATTACTTTGAAGTAATTAAAGAAGAAGTACCTATGGTCTATGATTCTATTAGAGAAAAAATCAAGTACTTCAACCCTGCGTTCCACTCTATGACACCTGAAGGGTTAAATGCTCGTTTAACATTCCTTAATCAATGTGTTAGACCTGGTGAAACAATTCCGGTGATTGGACCTGACGGTAAACCAAAATATGATAACGCAGTGAACACCTCATTTGGTGCACCGCCAGTATTAATTTTAAGAATCGGTGACTTCTACAACAGTAAAATTATACCTAAAAGTATTGGGTTTACTTATGAACCATTAGTTTTAGATATGAACCCTGAAGGTATTGGTATTCAACCTATGATTGCCAACGTGACAATGACATTTGACTTTATAGGTGGTCATGGTTTGGCTAGACCTGTAGAACAATTACAAAACGCATTATCATTTAACTATTATGCTAATACTGAAATTTATGACGAAAGGTCTGTTTGGACTGACGACTCATTCCAAAAGATTGACCAATCATTAATAAAAGATTTATTAGTTAATGAACCAAATACTACCGGTTTAAATAATGTTGATAACCCACCACAAAATTCATTTGGTGATACCATTGGTACTATAATTAATTATAACAATGTTACTGGCGGACAGACAGGTGAAATTTCGTACACCTCATTTATGGACAAACAATTGGTATCGACACCTGAATATTTAATAACACTAACCAACAAACTTGAAAGTGTTGTTTCACAATTTAACTACGGTATTCTTCAGATGATTAATCAAAAAAGAAATTATACCGATGGTGTTGTTTATCGTGTAGGTACTGAAAAGTTAACAACTTTATATGGTAAACCAACAATCCAAGACAACGCATCTAACGGTAAGAATGTTTTTACAGAATTATTTAATGGGGCTTACTCTGATATAGAACTTAATACAAACCCAATTATTCAAAAATTACTTGCTGTTTATGGGGATATTAAAGCTGAAGATTTATTGAATATCAAGAAAAACATTAAAAACTACGTTAGTAAATTAAATGTGATGTCGAATGATGTTCAAACTATCATCAATGATATTTGTGTTATGGAACAAAACACAATTTTAGACCTTAAAAAGATTGCATTAATTAACGGTGGACCAGGACAAGGTAACCCAACCCCAATCGATGGTAAAAAATTAGATACAGGTTTACCTTTAGTTTATTACCTAACGGTTGTTGACGATAATTTTAATCAGTTAAGATTAGATATATCTAAAATATACTTATATTACACCAATGTTGACCTTCTCCTTAAAGAGAAAAAAATAATCACTGATTCTTATAAGACTGTTGGTGGTTTTGAGTTACCCGAAAAGAGTAAATTAACTAATACTCCTGAAAACAAAAGATTCTACATGATAACTTCAAGTGTGTTTAAGGATGAAAATAAGGTGACTGAGTTTAATAAATACGTACTTAATACTAACTTTAC